TTAATTCCCATTTAAGTAAATTATTACCTAATCCTAAAACTTTAGCACCACAATATAAAACTTCAATAGATCTTGCTACTCTTTCAAAATTATCATTTGGTGGAGGATTAAAAGTATCTGGTTTTTCTAACATTTTTTCAAGCCCTTGTTCAGTTTGTTTTATTTTAAAAACTTGATCTTGATATGTTTTATATTCAAAATATAAAACTTGTACTTGGTCTTTAGTTTCTTGACCCCACCAAGTATTTTCTACATAAGAATTTCTTCCGGGATATTTTTGTATTTCTTCTAATTCAGCATCAGTTAAATTAGGAAATTGTCTTTTAAGTTCAGATAAAGACATATTTTTAACTTCACCTACATAGTAAATATCTTCAAAATTAGGATCGTCACTATATGAATATACTATATTAGCCGGATTTACATAATCTACAGTAATCCCTTCTGATAGATTAAAATCAGTTTTAACACAACCAATTCCTAAAACCGTTAAATCATAAGCTAATCTTTTTTTAACTTCATCATATTTATTATAAGCAAGAATATTATCTAATAATTCTTCTTCTGCAATTTCAATACTTTGTTTGTATGTTAATTGCATATATAAATCTAATTCATTAATATCTTCAGGAAGTTTTTTAGGATCATTAGATGAATAAAAATTTTGTCCAGTAAGTGCTATTAATTGATCAATTTCTGCTTTATTCTCTAAGTCTCTTAAAGCATTTTCAGCATATGCAGTTCGTTGTTTTGTAGCAAAAGGATCTTGCGCGTAAGATTTTATTTCATATCCTTTATCTGTCATACCATTTACAACAATATCAACAAATTTAGATAAAATAGGTACTGGTTTCCAGTCTAAATTAAGATAAGATAAATCACCATTAATAGCTAATTCATTTTTATATTTTTGAACAGGTTGTTCTCCTCTAGCATATAATCTTAATCTATTAAAATTTTGAAAATTACTGATAAAACGGTTTTGACCGCTGGAGTTTCTAAACCACTCGTGCTCAATAGCTTGCGCTACCTGTAGTCCATACTCTCTAGATTTTTTCTCTTCTTCAGGTACCACCTGATCAGGGAAAGAACTATTATAGTTAATCTTAACCATCTAATTTAGTATTTTTGAATTTACTCCTTTATTGTCGTATTTTTTGAAAGTCAAAGGTACAGTTGTTATTTTTCTTTCAGCTGTTGGTCTATATCTATTTTTATTACAAGCCATAATAGCTAAACCAGAACTTATTGAGGCATCATGTAGTGTTCTATTGTTGATATTAAATTTAGCCCAATCTTCTAAGGTCCGTTGAAAATATAAATCTCCATAATTATCACCCGTATATCCTATAAAATTTTCTATATAATCTTCTATAGCAGCTGCGTGAGCTTGTTTAATATCTTCACTTGAATTAGGTATACCACCGATTTCTCTTTCTGTTACTGATAGTTTATTATAAATTTTATCCGGTCTATTCATAGAGTATCCTCTATAACCTCTTCTTTTTAAATAATATAATAATCTTGGTTTGTTATTTTCTGCAAGCAGTGGCATTCCATAAAAAACTAAAGCCATTAAAACATCTTCAAAAAATATTTCTGCTGTTTGAGGTCTTGCTATATATTCTAAAAAAAACATATTAGGAGGAACATCCTCCATTGTAAATTTAGTAAGTCCATGTAAAGACCCTTTAGAACCTCTACCATCAACTGTTCCCGAAATATCATAAGGGTCACATCCAAATGATCCACAATCTAAATTTCCAGGATATTTTATTCCATTTTTAATGTTATATCTATTTTGTAAATTAATAGGTGGTATCCAAGTTATAAAAAATCTACCATTATTATTAGGCATAAAAATTACTCTAGTATCCTTAATACCATTTTCCCATTTAAAATTACCTTGACTAATAACATTTGTATTTCTTAAATCTTCATTATAATCTATTTGTTCATAGATTTTAGTAAGATTAAAAAGAGACTGTTTTGCTTCGTCTCTAAAAGCATGTTTTTCAGTTCTCGGAAACTGTCTATAAAATTCATTTAAACTATCTTGATCTTCTTTTAAACCTTCTACTTCGTTTTCCCAATGGGAGATAACTCCGATATTAATTTGCGATCCGTCAATTCCTTTAACGGCTTTTTTTGGAGTTTCGAATACAGGTATCCCGTAAGTATTAATGTATCCTTCGTAGTTCCATTCCATAGGTATGAACAAACTATATAGTCCTGAATTAGTCTGTCCGTTGCGGTTTCTTTTTGTAACATCTGAAGCGTCATATAATTTTTTAAAGTTATCACCACCTTTATTTAAAGCATTAGAAGTGGATCCCATCATACATTTTCCTACTATTCTACTACCCAGTCTTAACGTTGTTTTCGTGACTCTCCAGTTGTTTTGGATATTATCCGGCCTCTCCCATTTCCCTGATTCGTCGTGGGCAAGGAGATGTAATTTCTCCCCATCGTACGAGTTGTCGCCGGTATTCTTCCAATCGATCGTGGTGTCGAGACCCTGTAATTCTTCAATTTGGGCATTCGTGTCCAATTTTTTTCTGGTAAGTTTTGAGGCAGGGACTCTATAAGCGAGTTCGGTCTTGGGGCGGTCCATACCGTCCTGGATCGGTTTGAAAAAGAAGGGATAGTTAACTGATATCGGTACCACCTTGTCGGTAAACATCTTCTTCGCATCTGCTCCAGTCTTAGATAGTATGCCATATCGTGAATCTGAGGATATAGTGGCCTGGTGTACCAATTCTGAGGACGCCATAAAAGAAAATCCCGATCGGCGGTTCTTAAGGTAGCACATTCCATAACACCTATTATCGGATTTACACGCTTCCCAAAAAATGAAGAAAAGTCTGTTAGATTCTCTGAATTCTGGCTTCCCAACATCAATCTTGGTCCACTGCAAGTACATATAATGAGAACCAGTAAGATAAGTGGGAGTGCCCTGGTTATAAAACCAAAAGCCTTCTTCACGTCTTTTAAATTCTTCATCAATGTAATCATACCATTTGTTTTTAAAATCTAAAGAAGTATTGTTCCAATCAAAAACAGTTTTAAGTCTGTCTAAAACTTTAGGATAATCAAATACTTCCCAGATTTGTTCTTCTTTTTTATTTGATCTTTTATATATTGTTTCTTTTAACGGTAAAGCAATTTTAAGACCTTGGATTTCATATATTTCCCCAATTTGGCCAGTTTTGCTGATAACCACAACATCATTTTCTTGATCGTATCCATATTTCCATTTTTTATATCTATTATTTCTTTTTATTATTTTTGGTTTAATATGATCAGATAAAATTTTATATAGAGTTTGTTTATATGTCATTTTGATCTACCCTCAGCAAAACCTTTAAAGTTATTACCTCGGTTTTCTTTTTTTATTTCTTTTAACATATTCTCTTCTTCTTCTATACGATTTAATATTTCAAAAGCATCAAATACAGCTAATTTTTTTGTTGCAGCGGCATTTTTTAATCTATCAGCAGAAACATCATCTTCTGAATCTACAATTTTTTCTTTAGCAACTTTAATTAATTCTTCAACTGCTTTTTGCCCAGCTTGGATTATACTCTGTTTGGTTTGTTTTGTGTTCATATTTAATTACAATATCATTTGATTCCATACAATATAAAAGTTCATTATTAATTATAAACTCAAATTCTCGCATGGGTTTAAACCCTACTATATCCCCTGGAGTGATTTCAAGCGCTTCTAATGAACTATTACCATATTTTAGTATACCTTTATTCTTTATTATTTTTTCACCTTCTAATAAAGGTTTTACAAAACAATAATTTTCATGAGTAATCCATGTATTTTTATAATACATATATATTTGAGACGGAATTGCAAAATATAAATTGTCTTTAAAATATTTTGTACCATTTACAGATTTACCTTTAACATTATAATATCTTCTAAATATGTTATGATGTACAATAACTCTATCTCCTTTTTTTATTTTAG